CTGCTGGCGAGACGGCCCGACGCAGCCGACGCAGCCGACGCATCTGATGGGGATAGGGGGGTCAATTCTCTACAAGCGGTGCGGGCAGATGCGTGCGCGAGCACAGATTTTTGCGCGTGCAAATTGAAACAGGGGGGGATCCCCCAAGGACCGAATTGAAATGGCCGGACGCAAACCACTTCCCACTACAGTCAAGAAAATCAGGGGAACTCTGCAGAAATGCCGCACGAACTTGCGCGAACCGCAGCCGTTGGGTGACCTGGTCGAGCCGCCAGACTATATGACTGACGGCGCCAAGAACGCTTGGCGTTACGCGATTGAGAGTGCGCCGCAACATCTGTTGCGCCGGCTGGATATGTCCGTGCTCGAGGTCTGGGCCTGTGCTGCCGATCTGTACCGCAAGGCGCAGGCCGGTCTGGCCAAGACCGGATTGCTGATTAAAGCGCCCAACACGGGCGTACCAATGCAGTCACCTTACCTTGCGATTGCCAACAAGCAGGCTCAGATCATGACCAAGGCTGCAACCGAGATGGGATTCACACCGGCATCGCGTTCGCGCATCACCTTGCCCATGGAAGCGGCAGGAGATCTGGATCCCTGGTCGGAGATTGCCGGCTGATGTCCGCATGCAATTACGTCGCGACTGCGCGCCAGTACGCCAGGGATGTCGTGGCCGGCAAAGTCCCTACCTGCAAATGGGTGCGCGCCGCATGCCAGCGCCAACTGGATGATCTGGATCGGTTCAAGGGCAAAGACAGTCCGTACAGGTTCAATCCGAAGCTTTCCGACAAGTTGGGTCGAAGTTTTCACCCAGCCGACAACCTGTGCTCGTTCATTGAGCGCCTGCCGCACGTGAAGGGCCCCTTGGCCGGGCAGCCGATCCATCTGGAGCCCTGGCAGGTGTTCATCCTAACGACCGTCTTCGGCTGGGTCAAACCTGATGGCAAGCGCCGGTTTCGTCGGTCGTATATTGAGGTGCCTCGCGGCAACGCCAAGTCCACCCTGTCGTCAGCGCTGGCGCTGTACATGCTGGCAGCGGACGGTGAAGGCGGCGCCGAGGTGTATTCGCTGGCGACCACCCGGGACCAGGCGAGGATTGTGTTTGGTGATGCCCAGACCATGGCGCGCCAGTCGGCCGGGTTTCGGGGGCGGTTTGGGGTGGGTGTGGGCGCGCACAACATGCACGTCATGAACAGCGGCTCCAAGTTCGAGGCGCTGTCGGCGGAAGGCTCGACCCTGGACGGTCTGAACATCCACTTCGGCTGCATCGACGAGTTGCACGCCCACAAGACGCGCACCGTCTACGACGTGGTGGAAACTGGAACAGGCAAGCGGGACAACTCGCTCTTGTGGGTGATCACAACGGCCGGCAGCAATCGATCCGGCATTTGTTACGAGATCAGAACCTTTGTGATGCGTCTGCTGGACGGCGTGTTCCAGGACGACAGCCAGTTTGGCATTGTCTATGGCCTGGATGACGGCGACGACTGGACGTTGGAAGACTCGCTGATCAAGGCCAATCCGAACTGGGGCATCTCGGTGCGACCGGAAGTGCTGGCGCCGCTGCAGGCCAAGGCCATGCAGATGCCAAGTGCGGTGAACAACTTCAAGACCAAGCATCTGAACGAATGGGTCAATGCCGACACGGCCTGGATGGACATGCGCTCCTGGGATCGGTGTACCGACGCATCGCTGGACCTGGACGCCTTCGTCGGGCAGCCCTGCTGGATTGGCCTGGATCTGGCCAGCAAGACCGACATCGCCGCCTTGCTGCTGGTGTTTGCGCATCCGCAGATCGACGGCGGCTTTGCGGTGTTCGGGCGCTACTACCTGCCGGAGGACACGGTGCAGGCCAATGGCAACAGCCAGTACGCCGGCTGGATGGGTACGGGCCGTTTGACGGTCACCCCCGGCAACGTGATTGATTTCAGTTGGATCGAGGCAGATTTGATCGACTTTGCATCGCGATTTGAAGTTCAGGCCGTGGCCTTCGATCCGTTCCAGGCGACGCAACTCTCGACCCGGATGATGAGTGAGGGCCTGCCCATGATTGAAGTGCGTCCCACGGTACTGAACTTCAGCGAGCCCATGAAAACCCTCGAAGCCCTGGTCCTGCAAGGCAAGTTGATGCATGACGGCTGTCCGGTCCTGGCATGGATGGCCAGCAACGTGGTGGCGCACCTGGACGCCAAGGACAACATCTACCCCCGCAAGGAGCGTCCAGAAAACAAGATCGATGGCATCGTGGCGCTGATCATGGGCCTGTCCCGTGCGATCACCCCGGGGACCAACATTGTGCTGGGCGCGGACTATGAACTGGTGATGCTCTGATGGGAATGTTCAGTTTTCTCTCGCGCTGGATGGCATCAAGCGACGATCGCAGCCCCTGGGGTGACTTCTGGTTCGAGCCGGTCACCGTGCGCACATCCAGCGGCATGCGGGTGTCAGCTGACAACTCCTTACGCCTGGCGGCGGTGTACGCCAGTGTGCGCATCCTGGCCGAGACCATGGCGTCGCTGCCATTCGTGCTTTATCGGCAGCGCGCCGATGGAGGCAAGGACAAGGTCACCGACCACTGGCTGTACCGATTGCTGGCGAAACGCCCGAACCGGTATCAGAACCCGTATGAGTGGCGCGAGATGTTGCAGGGCCACCTTGCCCTAAGGGGCAACGCCTACAACCGGATCGTGGCCAACAGCCGCGGCGAGATCCTGGAACTGGTGCCGATTCATCCGGACAGGATCAAGATGGAGTTGACCCAGTCCGGTGACTACCGGTATCGGGTCACGGACCGGCTTGGGGTGGAAACGATCGTGCCGCGTGGCGAGATCTGGCACCTGCGGGGCCTGTCCTCAGACGGTCTGATGGGCATGAGCCCGATCGATCTGGCGCGCGAGAGTTTGGGCATGGCCTTGGCGGCGCAGGACTACGGCGCTCGGTTCTTCGCCAACGATGCCAAACCCACTGGCGGTTGGATCGAGTTTCCGGGGTCGTTCAAGGACACGGAGGCCAAGAAGGTGTTTCGGGAGTCCTACCAGGCGGCGCAGTCCGGTGCCAATCGTGGCAAAGTGCTGGTGCTTGAGAACGGCATGAAGTTTCACGAAGTGGGTGTCACAAACAAGGACGCTCAGTTCCTGGAGTTGCGCAAGTTTCAGATCACCGACATCGCCCGGCTTTTTCGGGTGCCGCCGCACATGATTGGGGATCTGGAGCGCGCAACCTTCTCGAACATTGAGCAGCAAAGCCTCGAATTCGTGATGCACACCATGACACCCTGGGCAGAACGCTGGGAGGCCAGCATCGAGTCCGAGTTGCTGTTCGATGGCGACGATTTGGAAGTCGAATTTGATTTCGCCAACCTCATGCGGGGGGACGCGGCCAGCCGGTCGTCGTACTACCAAAGCGGCATCCAGAACGGATGGCTCACACGCAACGAGGCACGCATTGCAGAGAACCTGAACCCCCTCGATGGTTTGGACGAGCCGCTGCGGCCACTCAACATGGTTGAGGAAGGTGCCGCTGAGGATCTGAATGGCGACGCGGAACAGGCTGAGCCACCGGCGCAGGATACGACTGGGCCGAAAGATGACGACGCCACGGCCCGCGTGCGTGCAATGGTGGCGACGAGCGCAGCCAGGCTGTCGCGCCGCATCAGTCGGGCCGGTGTGATCGTGGACAGCGACATCACCTTGATAGCCGAGGCACTGGCAGTGCCGGTGACCCGAGTGGCGCAGTGGATGCAGAACAGCACTGTGCCGACAACAGAGACCGAACTGACCGAATCACTGATTTCACTTGGGATGACACCATGAACCATCAATTGCTGATCGCTGAATTCCTGGCGACGCCCTGGGCGCTGATGCCTGAACGTCTGAATGCGGTTGCCGGCGTGATGACGCGCTGGTCGCAGAACGTGCCGGCCAGCACGGAAGTGCTCGCCCGTATCGATGCCGACCGCGGGGTCCGTGAGGTGCGACGTCAAGCCACCAACGCAGTCTCCAGTGGGGGAATCGCAGTCCTGCCGCTGTACGGGGTGGTCACGCAGCGCGGCAACATGGTCGACGACGTCTCCGGTCCGGGCAGCGTCAGTACCCAGCAGTTCGCTGCATCTCTGCGCCAGGCACTGGCCGACGACACCGTGAGTCAGATCCTGATCGATATCGACAGCCCGGGTGGCAGTGTCTATGGCGTGGCAGAACTGGCAGACGAGATAGCCCGCGCTCGATCCCAAAAACCAGTGATCGCGATTGCAAACAGTCTCGCCGCGTCGGCCGCGTATTGGATTGGGTGCTCGGCCTCGGAGTTCTACGTGTCTCCAGGCGGCGAGGTCGGCTCCATCGGCGTGTGGCAGGCGCATTTCGACCACTCGCAGGCCTTGGCCGACGAAGGC